TTCACCATTTTCATAAAGCTTATAAGCCTTAGTTAATTCTTCTTGAACCCTACTGTCAAACATTGCTTCATGATCACTTATATCCTTTCTTATTTTATTTAAATAATCTGGATAGCCAGAGTAATTATCAAAATATTCTCTATCTTTTAAATAAGCAATACGTTCAGAATCACGAACCTTTGGATCTCTTTTGTATCTATATGGAGCTGTAAAAGGAATATGTTCAAAAATGCTCATTATCTGAAATCTCCTGTGTTTAATGTATCACCTTGTGGATTTTTATCCATTACTCTTCCAGCCTTAACATTTCTTCATTCATTTGTCTTGATGTATTTCTACGTGCATCAAACTCTGCTATATCTTCTTTAGCTACTTTCAGCTCATCTGCAAGACGAGTCTGATATAACTTCTGTGCCATTTCTACTTTTGCTTCAGCTTTTGCAAGCTTCTTTTCAAATTCTTTGACTTCAACACGCTTTCTATCATGGAGAGATTCTCTTTGTGCAGTTTGGAGATCTCCTTTAAGGTTTTTAATTTCTTCTGTCTGCGCTTGTATCTGGGACTGCATTTTCTGCATCTGACCTGCACGTTCAAGTACACCCTCCATATCAGCGACATCAGTCTGCTTGAGTACTTCGATCTGGTCGATAAGACCCGAACTGTATAATTGCATATAGTACTCAAACCGTGCCCAGCGATTAGATGGAAGAGTTGAGCCTGATAGAACCACCACATCGTATTTACCAATAGTAACATCATTTACCTTACCCATTAGATTTCCAATATCATCATATAAAGGACTATTGATTTCCATTTCAAGAGGTCTGTTATTAGGTTGCATCAACCTAAATATCTTTTGATCTGTATATACATATTGAATAAGACCGACAACTACTTTAGCTAATTGGTTAAGACACTCTTCAATGTCATCTCTTTTTGATTTAATTCTACGTTGACCAAATTCGTCCAGAGCGACAGTACCTTTAAAGGTCTGAGGTGCACTACCAATATCACCTTGCATCAATGCGTAAATTCCTAGTATTCGTTCAATATCTGCCTTTGCGTCTGCTTCATTCTTATATAACTCATTCGGTAAAGGTACTGGCCCTGCAACAATAGGTTGTCCTAATTCAGGATCAAATTCAATAACTGCTGTACCAGCTTTGCCCCATTCAGCCTCTAAATTAGCTTTATCCATACTCCCTCTGGGAATCAAAAGCTTTACATTGGTTGAACTGGAAGCATGAGCTACAATTAAAGAACGTATCTTATTAATGTACTCCTGTAGCCCTTTGACAAGTCTGACATCGCTCATAGGGTACGGATTACGATTAAATCCATTCATAAAAGGAACAATAGGATATTCTTCTATAGGTAAAGAGGCTAAAAACATTTTATGATCTCCAACACTTACGCATTGTTGTATTTGAGTCATTTCTATTTCATTAACCATAATACCGCCATCTTCTATTAAATGTTCTTTGGTAAGAATATCAATAGTTGTAGTGCTATTTGGTATAGATCCTTGGTGTTCTTCTCCTGCCATAGGAGTAGGTTGCCCTGTATTAGGATCCATCATTAAATGATATGTAGTGCCTATTTTTTCAGCCATTTCCATATATTGACTAACATTTGCTTTATCTGTATGGATTGTTTGTTCCCCAGCATTTGTTATTAAAACAACAGGCTCTTTCTTGTATTCCTCATACTGTACTTCATTTAGTACTCTCTGGTCATTGCTCAAAGGATCATAGATCTTGTAATAAGGAAGTTTAATTTTTGTGTAGCGTTCAAATAATTCTAATTCTCTTTCTTCTGTAATAGACTGACCAGTCAGTCTTCTCTTTAATGTTACATCTTCATTTAATAATGCATGACGAGAATCAGAAGCTGTGTTAAGATAGTTAGTTTCACTACTGTTCCTGATAATATCTTCAAATTCAGGGTACATCGCTATCAACTGTGTCTGCGTTATAATCTTACCAACTATAATATGTGCAGCGTCTCTGCAAAAAGGATCCTTGCTACTAGGATCAATAAATAATTCAAGTGGGTCTATTGCATTAATCTTAACCTCACCTGCACCAAAGTCGGCATCGGGATCTATATAAGCCATCATCACACCCATGCCTTTAACATAGTAATCGTCTATCGCCTGTTTTAATTCTACATTGCCATTAGAATGATCCCATATGTAAGCCATTAAATCGGAAAACATCCTGCCGACTTTAGCATCACTATTCTCTCTTGCTGTTGATTGAAATTTTGGATTGTTAGCAGTAAGCATTGCTTTTGCTTGCTCTACTGCAGAATGTACTACATTAACTACTAAAGGCTCTTGAGCACGTTGACGAAGTGCAGTAACCTGATCGTCACTCCATTGTTTGCCATTACGAAACTCATTATCCTCTACTGCTTGTGTTATCCAGTTTTCACGGGCTGAAGCATAATCAGTTAAGAGGTCTTGTGTTAATTGTACGTCAGTATCTTTATGTGTATCTTGATGCAATGTAGAAAGTCAGACTTTTACCATCTTAAACGTTTACTTTAAGTGATTTGTTCCAAATTAAGCTATTTTCCAGCTTATATCGTCCAAATTCTCTAGAGTATAAGACTTTTTATTTTCTTTTACAACGCCTTTATGATGAGGAGGGTAACATTTTTTCATTGCGTAAAAGAGACCATCTAAAAGATCGTCATGTTTCCCACGAGGATATAATAGAAGCTCGTCACGTAGCTCTGACATTGATTCTAACATATACATCTTCTTTTGAGCAAAGTAAGGTTGCATAGTTTCCAAACGTGAAGACTTACTGGTTCTTGGACTTTCTTTTATTTCAAGACCAGATATAAATATTTTTTCTTCATCACATCGCTGTCTCAAGTATTCTCGTAGCATTTCCTGATAGCCTACACTCTCTACTCGCACCTTTACTGGTTTGAATATCTTAAAATACTCGATAATGCTTTCTGCAAGTTGCATGGGAGTTGCCCTTTGGCGGTAATACTGGAGAATATACCTTTTGTTGTTTTCATCTACCGCAACGGGCATGATTACAGAGTAGTCTGTCGTCTTGCGAACCGAAGAAGCAGGGTCAACCCCCATAAACACATTTACAGGAAACTCTTCTTTATCATTCTTTAGATAATGATTTCCTACTTTGTCAATTTTTAATTCATAGTCATGATACTGAATATACTTCTCTTGGAAAAGCTGATCTTCATCACCAACGATTTGGCACATATATTCACGATAAAATACACTAGCTCTACCAATAGACTCTAATTCTTCTTTCTTTTGCACTAATTTAGATATAGGCTGCCAATCTTCCCATAACGCTATATTCTTATCTAGGTCTGGAGCAAAATGCATATTAATCCAGCCTTTCATTTCTTTTAATATCTCTACCATGCATCTTTGATGCTGTGGTGTACCAATTACAATGATCTTACCTTTCTTAGGATCTAATGATGGCACAGCACTCTGTAATAACCAGCGTAAGTTCTGTTCCATTGCTTCAGCGGTCTTTGTATTGTTTTCATCTTCTGGATCATCTACAATAATCAACGTAGGACGTTGACTTCCCACTTTAATACCACGCAACTGCTGTCCTGTACCTTTGCATATAATCATTGTACCGTCTTTAAGCTCTATTTCTGATTTTGCCCACTGCTTGGCACTGTGTTGGCCCCAATACCCATAGATTTGCCTAAAGGATTCGCTGTACTCTATAGTATCCTTGATAGTTCCAAGGAGCTTAATGGCGTGGTCTTGGGTACGGGACACCAACACAATAAGTTTTGCTCCACTGTCATTCATGATGTGGAAAAGGGGGTAAACACCTCCTACAATAGAGGATTTAGCATGACCACGTGGAGCAATTATATTAACTTGTTTATTATCATTGTTTGTAATAGCGTCAGCTATCTTATAATGGAAATCAGGAGATGCAGCGGAGAACATATTAGACATAATTACCTTACCAAACATAATCATGTTGTTTTTTAGCTTATCTCTTATGTAGGTCTTATCGTCCACTTGGCTTCTTTTCAATATCCCACCCCCATAATCTTAATTCTGGCACACCACCTCTTGTATATGATTTAATAAATCTTTTATTAAAATTATAAAATGCACGTACAAGCCCACCTTTTGGAGTACATATCCATACTGACTTATCTGGGTATTTTCTACGCTTTACTGACATTTTTCAATATAATACTTGATGACATTTTCTTAATAGCATTTAATGGCAATATAGTCATTAGGTCTTCTCTGCCTTTTCTTGTGTATACTTTTTTATAAGAATCTCGTACATGATCTGCATAATCTCCCATATCTACCGATGTAGCAATCCACAGCCTTAATACCTTTGTGCATACCAATACAAAGTAATCATGTAGTTCATACGCAAAGAAATCAGCGTCCCCATAGATAGAACCTTTGTTACCATGTACGTTTTTTATCTCTAATACAACATATGCATCATTTGGATGGATATTTTCTTTATTAAACCTTTTAGAGCTTTTA